CGTCTGTGATAGTTAGTATGCCGTTTGTGATGCAGTTAATATGTTTTGAAGTAAGTATGCTAAAACATTCTGTTTCTTCCTCGCACACCTCACAGTTTGTCAACGTTGTAATACTTAAACCATTTTCAAGTGAGATATTGCAGAATTTATGTCCAATAAACTCTGTCGCATTTTCGCCGTCAATTAAAACGTATTTTCTTAAATCTGCATCAAAGAAACCGTGTCCATACAATACTTTAATTTCTGCACCGTTATCAAACGTAAGTTTTAATACTTTATAAACCTTATTTGAGTCATAGAAGATAAATGATACAGGTGCTATATCAATCTCGCCTGTAAAGTGATTAAACACGGCAATATTATCTCCAACCTTAACATTTTCAACTTCTGTTTGTGTTCCGTCAGGTAAAGTAATCAACGTGCCTTTTGCAAAGCAGCCGCCTCCACCTGATTTATAAGCAGAATCGTATAGATTGTTGATTTTTGTAATATTGTCTGCAGATAACCAACCTGTGTCTTTAAGTTCTTTGATAATTGCTTGTGCATCTTCCTCGGCAAGTTTTTCTCCGTTTATGTAGAACACAGACGCTGCATCAATAGCATTTGAAAGTCCTTTGTTGTATTCTTCTTTTAAACTGTCATATTGTTCTTGAGTTATATGTCCTTTGCTAAATGCCGTGTCAATTTCGTCAGTATTTGTTGTTGAGAAGTCAGCATTAACATTAGACTTATAAGAGTCGTAATAGTATGTTTGATATGTTGAAACAAGTTTATCGTATTGGTCTTGCGTAATAGAGCCATTATCAAGGGCAGATTTAATAGTGTCAAACCCACTTGTGTCTGCATTTTGCAAGAATTTATCAAAGTTTGCTGCTTGTTGGTTGCTTTTATATGTATTTGCAGCGTCTTGTAAGTCTTCTATTTGTTCAGCACTCAAGCCGTAGTTTGTTCCAAGTTGAGATAATTGTTCTGCAGAGTAATTTCCGTTATTTGCATAAGTAAGCAATTCTGTGAAATAAGACTTTTTGTTTTCCTCTTGTTGTTTTTTATATTCAGCAAGGGCAGCCTCTGTATTTGCAATGTTTTCTCCGTATGTTATTTCTGCATTTAAGTTATCTTGTAAAGCCTTTTGCTCTGCACTAAGTTTTGTGCTATCTGCAATATACTTGGCGTTTTGTTTTGTAGCCTCAGCACTTGCATTTGCGTTTTGAGTTTCTTGCCTGCTTGTTGCATATGCTTGAGAGTTTACATAATCGCTATAGCCACTATTAGACAAGCCCATTTCTGCTAACTGTTCTGCATTTTGACCGTATGTTGCCTTGTTTTGTTCATAACTCGACCTTGCATCAACAACACTTCTTTGGCGTTGTTCTTCGGCTCTTTGTTCTGCTTGTTGTCGTTTCAGTTCTGCTTGTTCTATTGTGTTTTGTTTATTCTGTTCAATAGATTCTTTTGTTTTGTCTAAATTTGCCTGTTGTTGTTCATTTCTTTTCCTTAAAAACTCCTCGTATGAGTCAATCGGTTGTGTTACAGGTTGCGTAGTGTTTTGTTGCACAGGTGCAGCAGAAACAGGTTGTCCTTGAGTTGTTCCTGTAATATTTCCTGCATAGGTTAAATTTGTTGCTCCTGATTGTTCTTGTGGTACAGGTTGGCTATTGTTTAAGTTAATGTTATAGCCGTAATAATCTGCAGCCTTTTTAACCATTGCTTGCGACTCTGCGTCAGGTTGACTTGCGTATTGATTTTGCCACCAAGTCGCATCGTGTCCACCATACTGCAGGTTGGAGTTGTTTTGATAACTTGTATCTAATGCTTTCGGTGCTGCAGCAGCAGTTTTAACAACGGGCTGAATATCTTTTTTGTTGTTTGCTATATGCAAGTTTTTTCCATAACTTGTATCTAAAATATTCTTTTTATTTGTCATTGTTTACCTCCACCAATTTGCGACATTAAGTAATTTGAATAGTCTTTTCGGTTTTGTACTTCTGCTTTTAAGCCCTCGTTTTCGGCTTGCAGAAGTGCCATTTGTTCTTGACGCTGTATTTCTCCTTTTATTCTCTCAACGTTATCGTGAGCCCAAGGGTAATGTGCGTTCTCCATATTTTGCCAAAAGATAAGCAAAGTGTAAATAGAGTCTGTTGGTCCATAAGCCCCTGAAGTAAAGTTCGCTCTATTTTCTTGCCAAAGCGTTTCTCTTGACTTTTCAATATCAATAGTTGCGTCTGCAGCAAATAAATATTCGTCGTTATAGTAATATTCGCCCGATATATCTCTTTCAATAAAATCATAACGATTAAATATTCTGTTTTGAAGTCTGCCTTGAGAATCTTTATAAACGCTTGGTCTTGGTTCGTCTGCATAGGCAAGATAATATTCAAATATAATTTTATCTATTTCTGCGTAAGCAGCGTTTTTCATTTGACGTTTACTATCAAGACGTCCTGCAGCCTGATTAACCTGTATTTGTTTTGCTTTTCCACTTTGAGCACTTGAGTCGTATTGTCCTTGATAACTGTCTGTAATTCCTAAAATACGCTTTGCTTGGTCGTACAGTCTTTCAGACTGAGCAATATCTCTTGAAATATCTACTTGCAAATCAATTCTTCCAAAAAGTTTATAATTTGCTTGACTCGCCCTAAATACTTTTTTAAATATAGAGTTGTCTAAATCTCCACTAAAGGTATCTGGAACAATAGGGTAAACGCCTCCACCGAATAACTTTTCAGCAATTCTGCTTTCAATCTTATTGATGCCTTGTTGTTGTGGTCTTATAAACTCACAGTCTGACTGTCCTAAAAGACTGTCCTCCTCAGAAGTGTTTTTTCTGATAACAATAGGAAATGTTTTAGGAGTATAGAAAGGCAATTTTGTCTTTTCCATTTTAGGCACTAAAGCGTCTGCCATAATAGGAACAGCAACTCCGTTTAAATCTTCTAACGCAACCTCTCCATTTTCTAAAACAACTTGTCTTTTAACTGTTTCCATAACAACTTGTCCGTTTTCTATAACTTCACTCATTGCAGGAATAACTGTGCCGTCAGAGCAAACTATATCTCTATCTAACTCCTCGTAATCTTCGTTTACAAGTTCATATTTTGGCTTTTCGCAATTACACAATTCTTCACGCTTGCCACAAACCTTGCAGATTCTGCGTTTGCGTGCATAGTAATCTGTAATGTCGGACAGTTCTGTGTCTGCACTCCAAATATATTGACAAACTTTGTCGTTGTCGTCTTTGTAATAACAAACATACAGAGTCGCCGTCTTGTCGTCAGCACTTTCTGTAGAGTCTGTTTCTTCTACTGTTTCAGGAGTTACGCCATATTTGCGTATAATGTCCTCTTTTGTTGTTTCAAATGAAATAAAGCAGTATTCCATTTCCTGCACGTCATAAATATTTGGTTGCCCCGTAAACTTCTTTGGACTCAAACAGGTGACTTTAGCATCGCCCACAGTATTATGTGTGACAATCGAGTTGTCCCACTCTACAAGCCAAACAGAGCCACCATAAATAGGGTTATATCTTTCGTCTATGTCATTTTGTTTCTCAAAAGGTAATTCGTTCCTTTTGTTTCTTAGCAAAGTTTCAATGTTCTTTGCGTTGCGTTCGTTTCTATCACTAAACATTTTAGGAGTAACAGACGGGTTAGGTAAATAACTTGTTACTTGACTCTCTACGAGTTCGTAAGTAATATTTCTAACTTGTTTTGCCTCCTCGTCAGAATTATCAATTTTTCTGCTGCCTTTATATTGCTCAATGTGTTGCTCAAGTTTTTCGTATTTTTCTTCAGCAAAACTTCGAGCCTCTCTATAAAGGTTTTGAAAGAACGCCAATTTACTTGAATTTTCAATTTCTATTTTCATAACTCTGGTTCTCCATATCTTTTAATAATTGCCTGCCTTTCTTCTTCAGAGCGAGCGTTTAAATAATCTTCCATAATGTCAGGGCGATATTTAACTTTCTTACTCTGTTTAGGTGCAGGAGGTTGCGTCCACGATATTGCAAAGTATCTTAACGCATCAGGTGCGTGTGTTAGTTCGTGAGGCTCTTTTAAACAGTCGTTAGGGTTCTTTTCGTCTATCAATAGTTGAGGAAGTGTTCTTATTAAGTTTCTGCACGTCCTGAATATTTTTAAACGTGTAATTTGAGTTCCGTCGGGTGCAGTCTTTACTTTTAAAAGTTCTTTGATAGCACTCCAACCTGCAGCCCTGTCATTGTTAGACTGTATAAGTTCAAGCCCGTTCTCATAGAAAACAAACGCTCTGCTTTTACCTGTTTCTTGGTTTCTATTCCATAAGTCAGGAGGAGCAAGTCTTGTTCTTGGCAAATACCAATTATCAACACTTCCGTCTTCATTTTCTATAAGTTCTGTAGTTTTAACTCTTGCTGCAGCATCTGATATTATTAAGCCACTCTCGTATATTTCGTGGAACACATAAGCAACGTTTTCGTTGTCTATGGCTACTTTATAATGAGCAAACATATCTAAACCGTAGTCCATTGTGTTGTAGATAGTCCAATCTTCAGGAATTTTGAAAGGCTCGCAAGTATGCACGTTATAATCAAACTCATTGAAGAAACTTCCACCTAAATTGCTTAAAGCCTCCTCAGCAGTTCTTGGGTATTCTTGTTTAACCTTAATTCCTAAATCTTTTGCTGTGCTTTCGTACCATTCCTGCGTTCTACGAGGGTCAGAGAATACAGAAAGGAATATTTTGTTAAAGGCGTTGTCTTCTAACCACAACTTTTCAAATAACGTGCCTTTCTTTATGGTAGATAAGCCAATAACTTTACCACCTGTAGGACGGTTGATTGTCGGGTATGCAGAAGTCCATATTTCTTCAGCGTATTCTTGGAACGCCCATTCGTCAAGCAATAGAATATTTCCTGTAAACGAACGTCCTGCAGCAGGAGATGCTGGGAACGCTTTAAACGTTGAAATAAGTTTTCCTGCATCATTTGTAATTGTTACGGCTGTAGACGTAGAAGACCACTTTAAGCCGCCGCCTTTCATTATTTCAGGCATATTGTCAAGAATAACACTCATACGCCTTACTAACTCTTTTGCATCTTCCTCTGTTTTTGACAGAGCAACAACGGTGTGACCTAAATTGAAAATTAAATCGTGTGCACAGAAGTACAGCGAAATCCACGTAATACCCATTTGCCTTGCTTTAAGTATTAAGTTTAA